TAAAGTTAGCTGCTGATTCCAAGGCCAGCGGACGGTGGGACACGAGTGCTGGTGGTATGTATTACGCTGTTGGCGTTGGTTCGAATTTAGCGGGTCGTGGCGGTGATTTAATTATTATTGACGACCCTCATTCGGAGCAGACGGCTATGAGTGCGAATGGTTTTGCGGATGCGTGGGATTGGTATACTGGGGGTCCCCGGCAGCGATTACAGCCGGGTGGCAGCATAGTTTTGGTACAGACGCGTTGGTCTGAGAAGGACATGACGGGTCAGTTGGTACGTGCGATGGCTAAGGACCCTTTGGCGGATCAGTGGGAGATTGTTGAGTTACCTGCGATATTTGAGGATGGTAAGCCTTGTTGGCCGGAGTATTGGTCGCTTGGTGATTTAACCGCGGTCAAGGCATCTATTCCACCTATGAAGTGGAATGCGCAGTATCAGCAGAATCCTACTGGCGAGGAGAATGCGATTGTGCCGCGGGAATGGTGGAAGCGTTGGGAAAGTGAGCGGGTCCCTAACTTGCAGTATGTGATACAGAGTTATGACACGGCGTTTAGTAAGCGGGAGAGTGCTGATTACAGTGCTATTACGACATGGGGTGTGTTTTATCCCGAGGAAGATGGTGGGTCCCCTGCGTTAATTTTGTTAGACAGTAAGAAGGGTCGCTGGGATTTTCCTGAATTAAAGCGCGTTGCGTTTGAGGAATACAAGTTTTGGGAGCCTGATACCGTTATAGTTGAGGCGAAAGCTAGTGGGACTCCTTTGACGCAGGAAATGCGTCAGGTTGGCATTCCGGTAGTGAATTTCACACCGAGCCGTGGTAATGACAAGATAACGCGTTTACATTCTGTGTCTCCCTTGTTTGAGGCTGGCATGGTATATGCGCCTGACAAGGTGTGGGCGGATGAGTTAATAGAGGAGATGGCGGCATTTCCCAACGGCGAGTTTGACGATTTAGTAGACAGTGCAACACAGGCTTTGATGCGTTATCGTCAGGGTAACTTTGTTCAGTTACCAACAGATGATTGGCAAGAAGAGGAAACATCTGCTAGGGTGCGGGTATATTATTGACGGAGACGGTAATGGCTATTGGCGGATTAATGGATACGAACGTTCCGAGTCAGTTGGACGAGGCTGATTTATTGGCGGAATTGGAGATAGAGATACCTGATTCCGGTCAGGACATGTCTTTGTTTGCCATTGACGAAGACGGGCCTGAGATAGAGATTATTGAGGATGACGACGGCAGCGTTGTTGTAGATTTTGATCCGACGGACCAGCGCGGTGTTGACGATGATTTTTACGGCAACTTAGCGGAGGAGATGCCTGACCGTGAATTAAACCGGATTGCCAGTGATTTGTTGGGCGCGTTTGATTCTAACAAGGCTGGGCGTCAGGAATGGGAAGACGCGTACACAGACGGGTTGGATTTGTTAGGGTTTAACTACGAGGAGCGGACACAACCGTTTCGTGGAGCCTCTGGTGTGACTCATCCGTTATTGGCGGAAGCGGCCACGCAGTTTCAGGCGCAAGCGTTTAACGAGCTTTTGCCAGCCAGCGGTCCGGTTAAAACGCACGTTATGGGCAAAGAGACCCGTGAGAAGCAGGATCAGGCCAAGCGCGTCCGTCAGTATATGAATTACTACCTTATGAACGTGATGGAAGATTACACGCCTGACATGGATCAGATGTTGTTTTATTTACCGTTAGCGGGCAGTACGTTTAAGAAAACGTACTTTGACGAAACGTTAGGCCGTGCGGTAAGTAAGTTTGTTCCAGCGCAGAACTTGGTTGTTCCTTATGACACGTCTGATTTGGACACTTGTCCGAACATCAGTCAGGTTGTGCGGATGGATTTAAACGATCTACGCAAGAAGCAGCTTGCTGGTATTTACATTGACGTTGATGTTATTCCTGCGCAGGGCGAACTTAGTGAGGTTGATTCCGAGATTAACCGGATTGACGGCGTAGAGCCCGGTCAGATTGATTACGACTGTACATTGTTGGAGTGCCACGTTGATTTAGACCTTGACGGTTATGAGGACATGGACAGTGACGGGGAGCCTACGGGCATTAAGATACCGTACATTGTGACCATTTCTCAGGACAACAGTGAGGTATTGTCTATTCGGCGTAACTTCCTTGAGGACGATCCTGTTAAGAAGAAGATTGCGTATTTCACGCACTTTAAGTTCTTGCCGGGATTTGGGTTCTACGGCTTGGGCTTGATCCACACCATTGGCGGTTTATCGCGGACAGCGACCAGCGCCCTTCGGCAGTTGATTGACGCGGGTACATTGTCGAACCTTCCCGCTGGTTTCAAGGCCCGCGGTTTACGAATCAGGGACGACGACGAGCCCTTACAGCCGGGTGAGTTTAGGGATGTTGATGCACCGGGGGGTGCTATTCGTGACAGTTTAATGCCTTTACCGTTTAAGGGTCCTGACCAGACGTTATTTAATTTGTTAGGTTTTGTTGTTGAGGCTGGTCAGCGGTTTGCGACCATTACTGACATGAAGGTTGGCGACGGTAATCAGGGCGCGGCGGTTGGCACAACGATTGCGATGTTGGAGCAGGGTTCGCGGGTCATGTCCGCGGTTCACAAGCGGATGCATTATGCGATGCGTCAGGAATTTAAGATTCTGGCTCGTGTAATGTCGGAGAGTTTACCGCAGGAATATCCGTATTCTGTTGCTGGCGACGACGTTTCTATTATGGCTAGTGATTTTGACGACCGTGTAGACATTATACCTGTGTCTAATCCGAATGTATTTAGTCAGGCGCAGCGGATTGCTTTGTCACAGACTAAGATGCAGTTAGCGTCTCAGGCTCCTGAGTTACATAACATGCACGAGATTTACCGTGATATGTATGAATCTTTGGGCATTACGGACGTTGATCGTATAATGAAGGAGGTTCCTGACGAGGAGCCGCGGCCCTTGGACCCAGCGCAAGAAAACATAAATGCTTTAGACATGATGAAGTTACGGGCCTTTGAGGGTCAGGATCATCAGTCGCATATTATGGCTCACTTGGTATTTGGCGCTAGTCCGATGGTTGGTCAGTTACCGCCGGTTGCTATGATGTTACAGAAGCACATTTTGGAACACATAAAGATACAGTCTGAAGAACAGGCTATGCAGCAGATGCAGCAAATGCAGGGCGCGGATGAGGCACAGTATCAGGCGGTTGTTGCGCAAATGATTGCGCAGGGTATGCAGCAGGTTAAGGAGCTTTCTGGACAGCTTTCTGGCGAGGGTCCTGATCCTCTGGTACAGTTGAAAGAGAAAGAGCTTGAAATTAAGGCACAGTCGGAGCAGTCTGACGCACAGTTGGATCAGGCTAAGTTGCAGCTTGACCAGAGCAATCAGCAGATGCGTGGACAGCAATTCCAACAGCGTCTTGCAAGTCAATCAGAACAGACGGACAAGCGCATTCAGAGCGCGATGGACCGTGAATTATTAAAACAGCAAGGAAGATGATATGGCTAAAGTAAGAGTAAACGGGGCCCCTGCGGCTTCTACCCCGAAGGCAGTAACTTATGCGGAGATTAAAAATCAGGGTCGTATTCCTTACGGCAAGACTGCTAATGTCAAGGTTCCTACCAAGACTTCGCGCTTGACGGCCCGCGGCATGGGCGCAGCAATTAAGGGCGGCAGTTACATAGCTATGGTCTAGTGGAGACTTTTTATGACTTATATGGCGCAGCAACTTAGGGCGTATGATCCTTTTGACCCTAGTACAATTTTTAGAAGACCGCCGCCGAACCCCAGCGCGGGTGTTCGTGATGATGGTATGTCTGCCAATGACTTACAGCGTCAGTTGAACCGCGGCACGGTTGCTGCGGGTAATGTGGCGGATACTGAGGCCAGCATTAGCAGTCTTGAGAACGAGCGTTTTACACAACCGTCGCCTCAACCGGTGCCGACTGCCACCGTTGCGCGACCCGCGGGCCCGTTTGGTGGCATTGGTACGTTGTTTGGTCGTGACCAAACAAATAATATTAATCCGGACCTTGAGAATCAGTACCGACAAAGGCTTGAAGAGTTGATGAGCCAACAATTTAATAACGGCCCGAACCAATATCCCGGTATGCAACTTGCATCACAAACGTCTATTCCACAGACCCCCCCTATGCAAATGGCTGGCGGTTACGGATTGTCTGAAGCATTTGAAGGCGGTCCGTTTTCGAGTGGTGTAATGTCGTTGCCTCAGATACAAGATAATTTTTATTCACCCCCCGCTGGTGGCTACAATGCGCCATCTATAACGTCTCCGTATCAAATGTTCTAAGCTCCTTATAGGGGAATTGTTCAATGATTGACCCTGTAAGTGCGTTTGCTGTAGCGTCCGCTGCTTATACGGGCATCAAAAAAGTTATCGGACACGCCCAAGAATTAGAAGGCATATCTAAACAATTAGGTTCGTGGTATGGCGCTTGCGCTGACATTAACCGTGCCCAAACGCAACGCAAGAACCCCACGTTCTTTGAACGAGCCACGCAGGGTCAGTCTATCGAAGAAGAAGCTTTGCAAATATTAATTCACCAAAAGACTTTAAAGGAACGCGAGTTAGAGATAGCGGCAATGATAAACATGCGGTTTGGTTGGGGGACGTATGACGAGATGTTGGACATGCGTCGGGAGATTAGGGCTGAACGGGAAAAGACGGCCTTTGCACAGGACGAGGCCAAACGGCAAATTCAGAACAATATGGCTATATTGGGGTTATCCATGTTAATTATTGGGTTTATTGGCGGCGCTATTTATTTGATAACGTTAGTATCGTGAACACTTTAATCCCCCTTATTTTAGCAAGTTCATTGCTGAATCCAGAATACGTTACATGCCATTTGTGGAAGTACGTGCGGAATGGCGATGAAATCCTATGTTTATACTCCGGTAAGAATGGAACTTTGGGCTACCATTACCCGACACTTAGCTTTCGTGAATGCCCAAAACAGTTTGAATGCCTTTATCAACCGAACTCTAAGGCTAAAGTCAGCCTAAAGGACATATTAAAAGGATTATCAGATGGATTTTAAGACATTCCTAGAATACAGGATTTTACCCCGACTTATGATGTTTGTTATGACCATCATGTACATAAGGGTTATTGAATGGGGCATGTCGTTAGATGACCTGTCCACACAACAATCGGCAATGATTTCAATATGTTCTGGCTCTATGACAGGCGCGTTTGCTGTTTGGTTAGGATCAGAGAAATGATGGCATTACTTGGAAGTCTGTTGGGTTTTGGGAGTTCTTTTCTCCCAGAGGTCTTGAGTTATTTTAAAGCCAACCAACAGCAAGCTCACCGTATGGAGATGATGCAGCTTGAAACGGAACTAGCGCAACGTCGATCAGAAATGAAACTTGTTGAGTTGGATAAGAAGGCTGACATTGAGGAAACAAAGGGGCTGTATGAACATGACAAGTCTATCGATGCTGGCGGATTTATCAACGCTCTTCGGGGTTCTGTTCGTCCTGTCATTACTTATGCCTTTTTCGGACTGTTCGTAGCA